CGTCTGTGACGCCATTGTCGACATCGCTATTCATGTTGACACGAATATATCGTGATCTGTTATCGTACTGTCCATATACGCGATATCGTTTGTTGGTAGCATCCCATGAACTATTTCTGTCGCCAATCTTGCGCGCAAGATAGTTCAAAGAGTTGGGATTTAGGTTACAATCATTAAACTGCTCTAGTACTTCTACAACATTATCTGAATCATCTAGACGCCTAACCACAACAGCAAAAGAGCCGTATGGCTGGAAATCGTTGGTGCTAGCTTTGACCTCCTGAATAGATATTTTAATATTTCGACTTGTCCAAGCACCGGGTTCGTCTAGAGCCACAATCTTGAAAAGCTTTTGCATGTTTGCGGCGCTGTAGTTGGCAAAGTTGTTGGTAAGATCTTGTGAAATAATCCAAGGAGTTTCTGCCGATAGAAGTTCGGCTTGATAATCCCCAGAGTTATTAGAGCCCGAAAGCAAAGGCACCAAAGCAGCATAATAGTTGTTGCTGGCGGCCGCCGTAACTATTTCAGGTAAATGACGATCAAAAGTTGGACCAAGCCAATAGTTAACAACATTGGTATTAATGTCCCTGTTGGTCAATTGCGGGTTGGTGTTAAAAACCTTCCGAATGTATCGATTTGATGAACGATTAAAGTTGAAAGACGCTATAGTATCGCTAGAACCAGTGGCATTGCGTACTAACATCTTAAACTCGTAACTTGAATCGGCAACCGTAGACACTATCAGCGACGAGGCTCCAGTTACATTTATATTATTTCCGGCCGTGATATTTGAGGCCATGGCCCCACTCAAAGCAAAGCTACAGTTTGCTGTTCCGTTGCTGGCACTTGGAATATAGAAAATTGCTGCCAACGCACCAGTAATAGGAACGGCATGGGATTCTAAAACACCGGGTCCATTCGCTGCACCTGAATTAAAAATCACCAATCCATAGGCTCCACATCCGTTCGCGCCGCCGGCAAGCACAGCGACGCCGTCGGTCTGCCCGGTACCGTTTGCTACATCCACCTTCCAGCCGGCCTTGCCAGCGCTGGTTGCGTCTGGATTCTCGGCGCCCAAAAGGCGCACATAGGTTAAGGGAGAGCTATTTCGAAGATATGCCTGAGCGGCATACATGCCATAAGTTGGACCGACTGTGTTGCCGTCGCGCCAAACATCGTCGCTGCTTCCGCCAGCAACGGGGGCCCCAAAAACATTAACAAACTCTGAAAACGAGTTTACCGTAATCGGGCGAAGGCCTGGACCCGAAGATGCTCGGCCTATAACTGCCGGCCCTATTCCGGCCGGTGATGCAGGGAGTCCCGAGTTGTCAATTTCATTAACAAAAACACCGGGGGATACAAATCTGAATTTCTTAACCGCCATTCTTGGAGTTCTCCTTTAACATTTAACTTTTGATAAGTTATTTTTCATTATTAAATAGTATAGGGCGGTGCCAAAGGTCCTATTCTCTATAAAAACCTCGACTATCTATATTTTCCGGGATGTCTCCAAGCACAACACGCTCTCTGGCTATGCGAAATTCGACTGCATTTTGCCGTTTTACTATCTTTGGGCGCTCTTGATTGGGTCCTTCACCTATTAAATAACCCAACACTCTGGCCGTGATAGTGGTCTCATAGTTCCTTTGGGTCATGTCTAAGTTATTAGTATTGCTATTATTTGTATAGTCACCTTCAAGGAATACTTCAAACTTATGGTTGTCTCGTTCAATCCTAGGAGGCATTGTGCTGTTCCCGGCAATTGTCACCCATGGCTGTACTAAATCGTTCATTTGTTGCTGATATTCGGTCCTCAAACTAACCTCATAAGTAACAGTTATCCAGGTAGGGAGCGGAATAGTTATGGTCTCATACACGTTCCTAGAAGGTTTCATGTTTCTCTTATTGGTAGCGTACATGGAGGAGCGAACTTTGTCCGGTCCGAGTCTGCGATCGGCTAGATTGTTTTGAAACTGGGAAGTTTTTTCTTGATTAAGAGTCCGAGCTATAGTAATAGAGCCTCCCTTCTCATCGTTCTCTGGCATAATGTTGGCCCACGGTAGTCCTCGTTTATTCGCTTCCTTTACCACCGTCTTTCTTTCTACGGTGATTAGTGGAAGTATTAAAGTTTCTTCAGAATCGCGCACATCCTTTAAATTCTTAATTTGATATGCTCTTTCAGTGGAGGCCCAAATGATAGGCACTTTTTTAAATCCTTCATTGGTGGTCGTAGACAGATTCAGCTTTTCATTAACAAAATCATAAAAAGCATAATCAATTGTTTCCAGTGTAGAGGGCATCATTATTATTTCCTGCACGCGGCCTTCTGTGGCGTCATCATCCATGTACGTATATCGTATAGACGCTTTGTCTTGTAGTTCTCTTTGCGTTTTCTTAACTGGCATCGTTTATACCTCGAAATGTTCCCCTACGGGCTCGTATGCATTCAGCGCTTATCTGAAACTTATGATCTACCTGGCCAAAGTAATACTTAGTGTCATTATATGTCTTAGCTATCTCGTATAGTTTATCGCCATATTGCACAAAATCCCCGGCGCGCACATGAAGGTTCTGATCTTCTGTTAGCCTTTTGCGATGGAAGTGGATCGTCAGCTTACTTTGATACTCATAGCTGTATTTATCATTTTTCTGCTCGTTGTCGACCACCACATAGGCATACACTCGTACTGGAGGCAAAAAGGTTTTATTGAGTGCTTCTCCGTATAGCGAATGATAGTTGGTTCTATCAACATCGATAGGATAGTATACTACAGTTTGTCCGATGACTCGCTCTGCAAGCTCATCATTAACTTGTTTAACCAGATCGCGCTCCTTTTTCCCAAAAAACATGGGAGGTGGCGGCGCTGCTGGCTGTGCCCATTTATCGTCCGGATTACTCATTTACCTACCCTACATATATGCCAGCTGGGATATCGGCCATAACTTTTTCTACAACGTCTGATATAGTTCCGTCTGTTTCGGCCAGCTTGGAATAAGTAAGCTCATCAAAGGTAGTCCTAAGCTCCTCTCTTAAAGCATCTTGTTCGGCTTTGGCCTGTGAAAGAAGCTCTGAATGGTTTAGGGTCACCGATTCGCCGGGGATGGGTACTGTACTGAATTTTCCGCGAACTTGGCCGAGCATTTCTTTTGCGAGTGCCAGGGCAAACCGGCGGATCCACTGTTTCCCAATAGAGTTAATGCTGCCATAGGCAATATTCTGAAACGGAAGTGTATTCATGTTATTAATACCTAAAACCGACTGGCCGGCGGATCCGGTTGCTTCCCACGGAACACTTTCTATTGTGAAGTTAAACCAAAACTTCTCTGGACTCGTGGTACCAGGGGTCGGATGAATACGAACCTTGTTATCTTTAATTTCATATGACCAGTGAGAAACTCGCGTATTTAGGGCGTCCTCATAAGCCATTGATTGAAGCTTATTCTGCCAAACCGGCACTATATCAAATGTAGAATCGTCTGCATACTGCCCGTAAGTTCTTAGGTTTCCGACAGCGCTGAATCCTCCATAATAACCGTAGAACCGCCACATAGCGGCGGGGGTCTTGTAAAACATTCTTCTAATGATAATTCTACTGTTGCCAACTCTTCCATAATAAGGTACCGCTGTGTCTGTAGCTGCAGATGAAGAAATAAGGCTTTGAAGATCATAATCTGACTGGGAGGATACAGTCGTCAGAGACCCGGAAAAGATTTCTGTCGTGCCGCCCATGCCAACCTCGGTTGCTGTTTTATCAGCAAATCGTCGCACATATCCATAATCAAATTTAGGATAACGTAACTCTATATTGGAACCCGAAAGAGAATCTCCAGATTTAATTTGACCATCCTGATCAAACGAAGCTGTAGTGTGTCCTAAAAAACTGGAAAGCGAGTTCTTGGACTGGTGAACATTAACAATATAAGAATATTCTAAAACCGCCTCTTCATAGGCTGAATATATATTTCCCTCAGTTAATTCAATGTCGAGAACATCGCCGCCTAATTTTTTATAAGTGTAAGCCACTTGATCAGCGGCCCCAGATAAGAAATCTGTTGAGCCAGCATAAATTCCAAAAGGTAATGTGGCCGCCACACTGCTGGCCGTCCCAGTTGACGATAAAACATTAGTATTTGTCGTAGAGGCGGGTTTTAGTACTGGTAGGGCCATGTGTGTTCCTCAAGTTGTAATAGTTCTATCATAAATAGAAAGCCCCGGCTCATAGAGCCGAGGCTTTCACATTTATTTGTCTAATAAAAGACTAGCTGTATTAGCCAACAGTCATATCAGAGATAACGACTAGACCATACATGTCGGGACGCACCATCTTCTTGGCATACCGAGTCATCACGCCCTTGCGGGGCACGAAGTCTTCGACACCGAAGATTGTGGGGGTCGTCTGTAGCGGCACATAGGGAGCGTAAACATATCCGCTCTCTAGGAAACTGCCTCCCTTACGACCGACGAGCACAAGGCTTCGTAGGAAATAAGGATCAACATAAATATCCCACTTCTTGGAAAGAGCTCCAACCTTCACAGTGCCGGCAGAACCCTTATCGCTGTCAACAGCGACATTGGCTCGGAAACCAGCCGTGAACTCAAGGATGTTGGCAACTTCAGGTCCGCAGACAATGAAGTTAGCACCACCCCGTAGAGTCTTCCGGTGGATATTAGCTGAAACATCGTTGATAGTCTCAACGAGAGTCTCATACCACTCACTCACATTACCAGTGAAGTCCGGAGCAACCGTAGAAGCACCGACCTCAAGTCCGGTTACGCGATCAAGGAACTTACCAGGTGCGCGTGACCAGTAGCGAGTAGCAGCAGTAGCACCCACAACAAGATCCTCAAGGATCTCACGATCGATTTCGAGAGCAATCTGCTCAGAAAGAATCTGAGTAAGCTCAACCTCTGCATCAAGGTTGTGGTAGGCGTTAAGATCTTGTCCTAACTCCGGGGTCCACTTGGCCTTGAGCTTCTTGGTAATCGCCGTGACAGCCACGGAATCGATCTTGATGTCGATCTCGGGGATGTTCGAACTACCTTCCAACGCCCAGGCTGACCGACCAACAACAGAACCCAGGGCATTGCCTGTGGTAAAGTCATCATCTTGCGGCCAACTAAGGGTAGTTGCACTCGAGCCGGTCCCGTAAGTGCTGGTACCAAGGCCTATCGCAGCAGTCAATGCCAAAGCGGTCGGTCCATTTGGACCTTCGGATGGAGTGTGTGCTCCATTAGAACCAGTTCCAATAAAGACCAGATCAATTGTCGTCGTCGTCGCAGAAGCCTTTCTAGCGAGGCGTCGAACCAATCGAATACCGCCGCCGGGTTCACCAACTCCTGGGCCAGCTGAGCCTGCAGCACCAGAAAGGATACCATTGCCCCAAGAGCTACTAACGTTGATACCAACTAAGTTCTCAAGGTTAAGCTGATCAAGACCAGCACTAGTGCTGGCTGAACGGCCATCAATTCTGATAACACAAACATCGGTACCGGTACCAACCGCACCAGAAGTGAAGTCGGCATCGAAATCAACGGCAGCGTCATTCGCACCGCCTGCACCGAAAGTGAAGGATCGCTGTGTAGAGGCATTCAGGGCCAAACCGTCAAGCGTGCTTGATCCAACCGGGGATGAATAACCGTTATTCATACCGTACGGGCCCTTTTCAGGGAGATCGCCTGTATTAAGATCGACACCGCCGGTAATCTGCTTACCAACCCGACCGCCACCGAACAAAGATTCAGTAGCAGTATAACCTAGGCGACTTAGCTGGGAGCCAGTGCCTAGCTCCTGCGAGACCGTAAAGTCAAGGAAGAAGATGAGGCCACTGGGTAGACTCATCGGCTGAACGCTAACGAGATCGTTAGCAATCAAATTGCCGAATACTCGGCGAACGAGGGGGAAAGCCACTGCGGCGAAGCCCTCAACATCACCAGACGCCATGGCGCTGGACTCACGAAGTAGCTCTTTCGCTTGGTTCTCAAGCAGCGAAGCCATTCCGTTTCGAAGATTATCGCTTTCGAGGCCCTCAAGAAGACCGGTCTTTTCCCACTTAGAAATAAGAGCGGCACCCTCCTTAGAGAGATCGCGATTAACGATACCTTCAGTTAACTTTTGTACAATAGACATTTTTATATAACCTCCTAGTATGTTTTATTGTTTTAAACC